TTAATTGCAGATAAAATGCAGAGAGCAATCTCTCCATCAGGATCATCAATATGTTGAATTGGTTTTGTAGGTAAAGTTATCTCTTGACAAAGATTACTCATGTTTACTTTGTCTAAGAATGATGAATGAGAATTACAATGGTCGATGTTCATCAAATACATACGACCTGTCTCTGCACGTTCTTTTAAAATGTTAAGAATTAATTCTTGAGCATCTATCCGAGTCTTGGGGATAGATTCATCACTCTCATAAGAGCAATATAGTTCGTCAAATAATTCAGTGCCAAAACTATCATAAAGCCCTGGCACGTCATGAGGAGAAAAAAGCGTGATCTTCTCGTTGGCAATAAACCTTTCATAAAATAATTTACTGAGTTGAATACTATAGTCTAATTTGCGGACACGATTGTCTTCGGTTCCCTTATTGTTCTTGAGAACAATTATGTCTTGGATTTCTTTGTGCCAGATGGGGAAGTGGACAGTCGCTGATCCACCTCTAATGCCGTTCTGAGTGCAACATCTGACAGTACTTTCAAACTTTTTGAGGAAAGGTACAACGCCTGTGTGTTGAACTTCTCCGCCTCTGATTTTACTGTTGATGCCACGGATGCGGCCTGCGTTGATACCGATTCCCGCCCTTTGTGCAACATACTTGCCAATAGCCATGTCACTGCTAAAGATGCTATCGAGGGTGTCATCAGCATCAACAAGAACACAGCTTGCAAACTGTCTAAGGGGTGTTCTAACACCTCCCATAATAGGTGTAGGTATATTGATTCTGTGTTTTGAGATCGCTGTGTAGTATCGGGTGACATAATCGAGTCGAGTTTCTTGTGGATAGTCTGCAAATATTGTCATCGCAATCAACAAGTACATGAACTGAGGAGTCTCATAGACTTTCCCAGAACTGCGGTCTTGTACAAGATATTTATCTGCAACCTGTCTCAGTCCAGCGTATGTGAAAATGAAGTCACGACCATGATCAATAATGTCATTTAGAGTTTCTATTTCTTCTTTTGTGTACTTAACTAGAATATCAGAATCATAGACATCTCTCTCAATGCAATCGGTGATATGATCATAAAGATGTGGTAACTCCCACAATCTACCATACAAACTCTTACGAATTGCATATAATAATAGTCTCGCTGCAACATATTGATAATTTGGATTGTCTAAACTAATCAGATCACTCGCAGATCTAATCAATATTTCTTGTATCTCGGCAGTTGTAATACCATCATAAAACTGAATACCTGATTGTATTTCAACCTGACTTGCAGAAACCCCTGCAAGATTTTTACAAGCCTCTTCGCACATGATGTGCATCTTCTCAAGGTTCAATGGCTCAATTGAACCGTCTCTTTTCTTTACTTTTGTTCCGTTGCTCATACCTTCTTCCAAAGATTTAATTTTAGTTTTGCTGTTAATTGAGAGTAAGTACTACTTTCTAGTATAGTACAAATATCATATTTTGCAAGAATCATTTCATTTACGTCTTTCTCCTGTATGTGTGATGGCCAAATAATTACTTTGTCTCCACGATTGATGAGTTTTTCGATTCGACTGACGATTTCTCTGTTGCGAGGTTCGTTATCAAAAACCCAAATATAATCGCTCCAACCAAACGACCTAATATCAACATCGGAGCCGCACATAGCAATCGAGTTTTCCACGAAGAGGGAATCGAAAGGCCCTTCGAGGATATAGATAGGTTTTTGGGTATTAATTTTTTCCAGACCATAAAGTTTAGGTGCATCTTCATCTAACATCACAGTAATATACCTCATCTTCGATGTGGGGTCAAGTGACCTACCTTGATAACCAAAGAGTTGGCCATCTGAATGTCGAAGAGGGATGATAATTCTCTGATCATCGTGTTTAGTATTATCAAAGATCTTCTTATGCTTGTTTGTCCACTCTTTAAAATTAGGACAGTAGTAGAGTTTACTAAGAGTGTCTTCTTTTATACCACGATTGATGAGATACTTTTTCGCTCGGTGTGTAGTATTTAGTTCTGAGATTTTTACAAGTTCATCGCATATATCTTTCTTTCGGAACTTAGGTTCAGGAAATGTAAATTTTGGTTCAGGTGTAACAGTTGCCTTTCCTGTGAGTCCTTCTTTGTATCTTTCCATGACGTATTCATCATACAAAGGAGGATCTCGATCCTTCAAGAAATAGGTGAAAGAACGTGTCACACCACAGTTATGACACTTAAAATTATAGTCTGCTTTATTCTGGTATATGTATCCTCTTGCCTTATTCTTATGTTTCTGTGAATCACCACAGTAAGGACATCTAAAATTATATACCCCTGCTCGAATCTTTTTAAACTTCTCCAGTCGTGGAGAGATCAATCCAAGATATTTGTCGTCAAGATAACTCAATCATTAATGGTTCAACTATTTCTATAGTACTTGATTGTGTCGGTTGTGTCAACGCACCTCTTAAAAATCTTTGACCAATCGGAGAAACTATGAAACTTATTATAGTCAACGCCCCTGCAATTGTCCACATCTTCTTCTCTATGACTCTTAAACGATTATCTACAAGCATGATATCTCTCTCACATCCTTTCTTAATATCCATTGCATGACGATCTAATTTTGCATCTACCTGTTCAATCTTTTCAAATAAAACTGCATCAATACGATCTTGTTTATCTAACTTCTCATTATGAACCGCAAGAAGTTGACCCATCTTTACAGAGTTTTCCTGTAATGATTCAACAACTTTCTCTAATCTTTCAAGTATCGCTGCATTTACGTTAGTATTGTCTTCCATCACTTCATTACACTCTTCAGACGGTTGCCTTTATTAGCATCCCGAAACATCTGAACATACTCTTTTGGATAATTTTTCTGTTTCTTATTACGTCTATCTACTTTAGCTAATACTGGATCGTACCCTGCGACAGGGCCTTTTGGGTCTGCTGAGCCTGTATATCCGCCAGCACCAACAGACATGGTAGGACTCTCTTTCAAAGTCCTTACCATTTGACATATTTTTTCTAGTCTTTCGTCTTTCATTAGACTTTATTGAGTAATCCTAAACACTCTACATCTACTGGGACATCATGAATCGCTGACTTTGGATACTCTGGAATTCTTCCTAAAAATATTAAAAAAGTTTTCAGAACAGACCAAAGATCCTGATCTATTTTAAAAAATAGAAGTGGAGTCGCAGCGTCATCAAAGACATTATACAAGCATATGAAATGATTTAATAAAAGATGAGACTTCAACTCACCAGACTTCTGATATCTTTTCAGAAGCCTCTTTATATATTTAAACTTTTTGAGATCTTCGTAGAAGTCCTCTTGAGTTACTGCTTGTGGGTTTTCATAATGTTTAATCGCAAACATCATGTAGTTATCTTCATTCAATTCATCAAATCTCATAGTCTAGGACATATAATATTATGAGTTCCTATCAGTTGTAGGATATGAAAGTGATGGAGTATTACCAATTGTTGATTTGTTAGTATCAATACCTGACATTGCAACTAATACTTCACTCTTCACTCTAAGTGTTCCGTGCATATCAACGTAGGTTGTAACACCAACCCATCCTTGATGAGGTACATGATATGAACCACTCACTGCGGTTGAGATACCATAAACCACACGGTCAGCATCAGTTTTTAATTCAGAGAATAGTTGATCCTTAACACTTGATTTCGGTAATCGACTAAATCTTGCACTTGTTGTAAATCCAACTTGACTTAAACCAGCACTTGATCCGATAGTGATTGACTCACTACTTGCAACTGCAACTATAACTGCATCACCAAAATATGTATGACCAGAACCAACGTTAATTGTTCTACTTCTGTCAGCAGCACCAAATCTAATGATGTCGCCTACACCAGCAGATCCATCAATACCAAAAGAACTTCCAGTTCCTGTTACAGTTACAGTTCCATCTGAATTAGCATTTGCGGCAACGGTATATCTAGCTGTCGCAAGACCTGTCACCGCATCAGTATTACTCCATGAAGCCATCTTAATTTTCCAGTAAATTTCTTTGTCTAGAGATATTTATAAAAACTAATCTCTAGTTACAAGTGCGGCTTTGACAGTTTCAAGTAGTTTATCATCAGCAGTAGTTTTGGTTGATTTCACCGCTTTCTCTAACACTACAATGCAAATCTCAATAAGTTTTTCTCCTAATTCTGCATCATCAGGAATTTTTTTCACTGCATCAAAAACTATTTTCGATGCGAAAGGTAATAAAAATGACAACATTTTTCTGTAAAATACACTCTTACTATATAGGTGACTTACTACCCTGCTGTTCTACGTCCGACGTGACTACCATCAACTGATTTTTTAGCAGCTCCTGTAAATCCTTTTATAATTCTTCCTCCAACTCCACCGCCAGGTAAAAATTCTTGTCCAAAAGCTACAGCTCTAAGTCCTCTACCAAGTTTTGTTTTTCCTCGAATTTTTTTCCCTAATTCTGTTGCACCTGATGGCATCTTAGCATATTTCTTCTTTATCTCTTTAGCTGGTTTCATAAAAGCTGAAAAACCTTTTTTTCCTCTTGCCGCCTTTGCTGTTTGTATTGTCTTTTTAGCAGCGTTTGTTACCTGAGAAGCTTTTCTTATATCTCTCGCCATACCAATACCAGCAAGACCAGTTCCAAGAGTTTGTTGCACGCCTGGAATTAAGTTTGCAATTGTTTCAGCACCAGAGATCGCAGCACCAACGTAATCACCCGATGCAGCTCTTCCAAATGTTTCTGCACCAGAAATGGCAGCTCCTATGCCTGGAATTCTTTTTGCAAGTAATTTACCAGTTCCCTTTACAGCACCCTTTTTAAGTGCTGTTCTTGCAGTAGTTTTTGCACCCTGTTTCAAAGCAGTCTGAACCGACTTAGTGCTTGTAGCACCTATGTTCTTTAAATTTCTTCCAAGCTTGATAGGCATTTTTTTACCAGTTACAGGAGATTTGAAAGTAGGTTCTTTAATATCAATACCTTTCTTTATATCTGCAAGTTTTTCTGATGGAGTTCTTCTTCCCGCTGATCTAACTTTTGGTTTTTCTTTTATTTTATCCAACAAAGCATCTGCACCCACATCTCCTGCCGCCTTTTTATTTAATCTAGCATCTAAGATTCTCTTTTCTGCCTCTATGTCACCTGGCTTTGGAGCAGTAAATTTTTTTATTTGTTTACTAGCAGCTTTCTTCACTTCGGGAGTGGGTTTACCCATTATCTCTTTGTCACCTTTTATATCACTCAGAGCATCAGCTGCTGCTTTTGCATCTGCCGCCTTTTTATTATATTTAAAAGTGCCGAATTCTATTTTTGGTTTATTTTTTTTAGTTTGTTCTTTAACAATATGACCACCAAAAGCCTCTGCAACCTTTGTGAGATCGAGTTCCTCTTTTTTAACATCCATGATGGCACCTTTGCCATATCTTTTCTCAATATCAGCCTTCACACGTTCAAGTGCAGAAGGCCCTTTGTTTACCTTCTGTGTCTTTTTAACTTCATCACTTGGAGGATATGAAGTCGCATCTTTCTTATCCTTAGATGGTCTTACTCTTCCCATATCTCTGGCAACATCATAACCTTCCTCACCCATCATCTGTTTCTGTTTCTTATTGACAACAGATTTTGTGGTCTTTTCTTCAGCCCCCTCTTTGTCGGGCATGACTATGCAGTTTGGGGACTTGGAGGAAACCAGTCCCCCTTTTACTTTTTTACTTGTTCTTGAAAATTTAGATCAATCCTCCACGCAGAAAAACCTTCCTTCACACGACCACGTTTCTTTGCAATTGCTTTACTAATTGCCTTACGTCTGTTTAAAAGATACTTATCGGTTGAATCATGATCACCATCATTGTCGATATCCTTATCTTCCTTTCCGACAGGATCCATTGATTCATATGTTTTCATCATATTTTTTAATCTATTTCTTTTTGCTTCAACTCCTTTTATATCTCTGATAGGTGACTTCGGAGCTTTAGCTGCTAAACTAGCAGGGCCCTCTGGTGAAGAAATAGCTGCACCTAAAATATCATTCGCTTCAACTTTCATCATTCTTCTTTGTTTATCTGTAATTGGTTTTTCTAGTGGCTTCTTAACTTCTGGTTTTAATGTAGGTAATCCTGTAAGTGGATTTCTCTTCATCTCACCTAACTCAACTTCTTCCTTCTTCATTTTTGCACGTTTTGCTTTTGTCTTTGCAATAATTCTATCAGCAGCTTCACTTCTCTCTTTGTTTGGGCCATCATAAGCCATTGCACCCTTTTGCATACGAGGTGCCTTTTCTTCTTCTTTTTTCTTTTTCTTACCAAATGCAGCCATAGGCCCTGATGGTTGACCTGATCCTCTAGTGATACCGTATGAACTACCTTCTTTTACATCATCTTTAAATTGAGGATGTTTATCCATTTGAGCTTTTGTCATTCCTCTTTTCTTTCTAAGTGCTTCCTTTCTTTTCTCCTTTCCTTCCTTACCATCATCAAATCTCATTTCCTTAACTACTTCTTCACCTATGAGTTTTTGTTTTGCCATCGCTTTCACAACATTAGGTGCTGGTGATGAACTAAGTATCTGAAGAAATACTTTCATCTTCTCTTCTTTTGAAGCACCTTCGGGAACTTTACCTTTTGCTTTATATCTAACATCAGAAGCTAATTGTGATGCTTGTTTCTCTGTATCATCAGCACCAGCTGCATGTCCTCTCTTCTCTTCATAGACTTTTTGATACGCACTCATCAAGTCATCTTGTAATTTTTGACTAAGCATTACTCTTTGCACGATTCTTTCTAGATTTATTTATAAAATTAAGGATGATTGGGTTATGTGAAAGTCTCTGAGTATATTGTCTTAGAGCATCAGTTCCAACCTCTCTCTGATTTGCAGGCACACCAGATATCTCAGTGAACTTTTCAGTGATATCCTTAATCCATGATTTAAACATTATGTTTTCCTCAGTAACTGCAATGATATAATTTGCACCTGTACGAATAATCTTACCAATCAAACCAGTATTATCATTCTCAACGATGTCACCAACACGAAATATGTTACCATTCATATAGTTTTCACGAAGGTTTCTCCAATCAAACTTAGGAGCAATTCTCCATGTTTCATTCTGTTGTTTTTTATTTGGCATCTTCATTCCTTTTTGTATCGCAGAATATAACTCTCTTGCTTTATTGTCCTTCAAACTTTGTGGGATACCAGTTCTAAAAGTATCATAATCATCATCTGCAGCAGCCTTTCTTAACTTGGATGCGGACATAGCACTAATACCTTCTCCATCTGGATCACGATCTCCAGCAGATACAACATTGATACGGTCAAACTTGTAGAGTTTATTATTATATTTGTTTGCTAAGTTCTCAAATTCTTTTTGACGATCTTGTCCAACCACAATATTAACAGACTTTGCACCTCTCTCGTTTGCACCTTTCAAAGCATCAAAGATTGTTTTTGTGTTTGGATTATTCATAATATGTTTCGCATGTTGTGGAAACATCTGTTGCATATATCCTATCTTTGTATCAGGATCTAAAGGATTCTTTGCAGGGTCATTTGATCTTGATGGATAAATTTCATAGTTACCTTTACCAGCAACCTGTTTAACTTTGTTTAAGAGTTTCTCATGTCCTGTTGTAGGTGGGTTGAAACGACCAAAAGCCACCGTCATATCAGCGTCGTTGGGATCCTTTGGATTAGGATTTGCAACGGTCTGAGAGGATACTGCTTCTGTTATGAATTTGTTAAAACTTTTCATATTTTCGGTGCGGGCATGGGATTACCCTTTTCCCAATTCTTGTCTGCTGTAAAGTTTGCACGACTAAACTCTAAACGATCTACAAGTTTAAGAGCCTGTCCTGATCTGATTGCAACAAATCCCTCTGGAGCTGTCACACGATAACCATCTGGTGTTCTTAAAAAAGTCCCAAAGGTATTCACCTTTTGCAACTTACGAATCATAAAATTTTTCGCAGCTTGTAAATTCATATAGGAGGCAACAGTCATGTATATTGCCTGTTGATTATCGGAAATAAATTTAAGGCCTTTATTCTTAAGTTCTAAGTATTTATCTTTTGTTGACTTCATCTTTTTAGTTGCAATCTCCTTATCTAACGCATTGGAAAAATACTGTGCAAAGTCTCTTGCAGTATTACGAGCTCCAATTAAAGTTTTACCTTGACGAACATATGTGTTAAAGAAAGTCTTGAACATAATATTCAAAGTAAACTTATTCATATTATTTGTTTTCATCATATCAAGAAAACGAGATGCTTGTTTCAAAGATCCTTCTGTTTTATTTACAAGATTTGTATAGGATGTTTTCTCTGCTTGAGTCATGTTTGCTTCACCTGATGCATTTTTAAAATCAGATGATGTTACAAACACATCTGCACTACCTTGAATGTTTATGTTACCAAAACTCGCAGACATAGCATCTAAACTTCTTCCAGAATATGAAGTGTGAAATACAATTCCAAACTTCGCTTCATCTATCTTTTTTCCAATATCACTATCTTTTGGAACTGCATATACAATTGTATTTGGTTGAAACGCAATGCAAGTATCTCTACCAATGTTTGCCTCATACTTGTCATCAGTAAATAAAAGATCTCCTTGCACAACATTTGATATTGAAAGTGTAGAGAGATATTTGTATGCGTCTTTAAGTTTTTCTGCAAGTTGTCCTGGCGGATACATACTTTCTACATCATTCTCAGAGTATGAAATCTTTGGATTAACTTTATTGAATACAGATTTAGTTCCAACGAAAAATCTACCGTTATCTGGATTGACACCACAAATTATTGCAGGCGCTCCATCCCATTTAACAGTAACACGAGCATCTGCACTACCTTGATCCAACATATCCCCAAGAGATCGAAGAAAAGCAACTGCCTCCTTACCACCCTGAGATCCGTCATTCAAGATATTGTCTTCTAAATGTTCAAGGTGAGTATTCTTCACCTCCCAACTCCTTTAAGCATTTCATCGCCTTGTTTAACTAGTTTGTTAAACTCTGGAGTTGTCGTTGCAAGAAATTGTGGCATTGAAAAGAAGTTCCCTTTATATCTTAACACAATGTCAAGTATTTTATACTTACCTTTTAACAAAGTGAAATTAACTCTCGCAGCACCTGTTCCTGTTTTAGTTTTATCAAAAACTAAACTCGCTGGAAGTTTTGCTAGATTTACCATTGTTATCATTATACTATGTAAACTTTTGGTATTTGCAGCAGAAACAGTTGGCATGAGTTTTGTACTTACTTGTCCTACACCTTCCACTAAATAAAACTCAAAATCACTTTTACCCCAAGTTTCCAATACATCATATAATTGCAATTTAAGAACTTTATTTAAAAGAGACTCAGCTATCATGTTACTAACTTTTGGATCACTCATCGCATCTAAAAAAGCTTGAAACAAAGGATTCACTTGATTTCCAGTGCTGTAAAGTTTTTGATTTACAAACTTTCTAAAATCCTCTCTTGTTTTAGATGGTAATCTTGAATTACCACCTCTTTCAATTTCATCAGTCCCTTTAAGATTAATCAAAGGTATATTCTCTGATTTGCCATCTGATTTAAGTCTTTTAACTTTAAGCTTAAATATTTTATCGGCGTCTTGTTTTTTATTTGGATCGAGTTTAAGTATATCAGCGGCTGACATACCATTAGTTAAATCACCGAGCGGCCCACCAGGCATACAAGCTTCCTTAATTACGTTTGCATAAAAATTTTTTCTAATGTCATTGATTTTTGTTTCCAAATTTTTTAAATCTGTCCCTTGAAGAAAAGTAGAAAAAGAATTATTAATTAACGTTGGAGAAGCAGCAGCTGCTGAGGGTTTCTTTTTTAGAGATATTCCAACATAAGTATTTCCATATCTTAAAATAACATCTGAAGAATTATAATCTTTCATTCCAAAACTTTTTTCCGCAGGTAATTGAAACTGTCTTACGTCATCGTTCCATTTATTACCTGTTAAGTAAACAGCTTGTGGTATTCCAGATCTTATATTTCTTGTTCCTATAACTGCTGACATAGCAGCAGCCATATCATTATACAATTTAATATTAGGTGATTGTCCCTCTTTGACAGTAATTGCTGCTGATGCCTTTGTCTTTGTAGCATTACCTTGACCATCTAAAACTCCAGGCCCTTTAAAATTATTTACTACAACATCATATAATTTTACAAAATCCTCTTTACTTGTCGATGCTTTTTTTAAAGTTTTTGTATCGACAAGAGAGAGACCAGCATAAAATGCCTCCGATAACTCCATTTTATTAAACTAACTTTTTAAGTATTTATTATCTATTCAAAAAGTAATGATTTATAATTTCAATTTTCTCATGTGCCTGTGCAATGGCATTTATCTCACCATCGATAGTTCCCATCACATCTGAGTGTTCACCAATACCCACAGGTTGATTCAGATATATCTCAACGTTCTGTTGATGTTTTGCAATCAAACCATTATAGTATGCAATCTGACTTTTTAGAATCTGGTCACGCAAGTTGATCATAAGTCTCCATCTAAACGATTTTCTGATTTGTAAACATCAAACTCTCCGCCTGGATATCTCTTCTTCAACTTCTCTACATTACCAGCAATTACATCATCTAGTGTGATGTTTAATGCCATACATGCCTGCATTACATACCACATAACGTCACCCAACTCAATAACAAGATGTTTTCGATTATCGTCGTTCCAAGGCTTACCTTGGAAAACCATCTTCTTAACGATCTCCATAAACTCACCACCCTCAGCACTGACACCAACAGCAGCAGTAAGAAGTCTGTGAATATTGGAACCCTGTCCGTCAAGATCATCCAAACTTTCAACAAAAGATTGATAATCCCTACTGGGATCGGATGTGACACCATCCACGAATACAGCGTACTTAGAAAGGTCAACGGTATGATCTGTATAATTTATATTCGGTTGTTGATTGTTGTGAGTGTTGTAATCTCCAGACATTTTTAAAACTTAAACTCGGCAAATTTCTTTGTTGTTTTATCTTCTTCATTATACTCTGTCTCCTGTCCACTGTCAAGTAAATCATCTTGTGCAGATTGTTCACAATCATATAATCTCATTTTTGTTCGATCAACTCCGATAACAAATCTTCTATTATAGGTTGGATCATTATAACGATTCTTTAATTGTTTGACCATTATTTGACCCAACCCCTCAAGTTCCTCAGTACTAATAAGAGCAAACATAAGATCAGCAGTGGCAGGAAGACCGAAGGACTCAGATGTGTCAGTAAGATCGACATCACTAGAAGCAAAACCAGAACGAGTTGTCTGAGTCGCGGAGAAGATAGGTACATTAGCTTCAACTGCAAGACCCCTGAGCTCTTCAGCAATCGCCTTAATATAGGAATACGAGTTAACATTTGATCCAGCTCTGTAACGTGACGATGCACATATGTTTAGATAATCTATGAATATTATATCAGGTTTAAATGACTTTTTCAAGGCAAGTTCATTCAACAATGCTTTGAAATGTCCTGAATGTGCAGAAGCAGTTGGATACTCTTTGATGATAAGTGAACCTTGAGTTTTCTTTGCAAGGTTTGTAACTTTACTTTCAAAGATTGGTTTTGGTAAATCAACAATCTCTTGTATGTTTACGTTTAAAAGATTTGCATCAATTCTTTCTGCAATCTTTTCCTCTGCCATTTCTAATGTTATGTATAAAACGTTTTTACCTTCTAAAAGAACAGCACTAGCATGATGACACATAAACAAAGATTTACCGACGCCAGTGCCTGCAAGAGCGATATTGAGCGTTTTGTTCGGTAGACCTCCTTTTGTAATCTTATTAAAGTATTCAAGGTCGAATTGAATTCGACTTTCTTTTTTATTGTAGAGTTCGTATCTTTCTTCATAATCCTCTAAGTAATCGTGTCCTACATTGCGATTAAAAGAAACAGATAAAGCATCTGAAAGAATTGTTGGTATTGCATCTCGATTTTTCTTATCGTCTTGTCCATCTGCAATCTTAATTGATTCCATTAATGCCAAATAGATCGCACGATCACGACACCATTTCTCTGTAGTGTCACTTAACCATTCAAAATCGCATTCAATATCTTCCAGTTCATTTATTGTTCCGTATATATTTTTGACTTCATCTTGAGTGATATCACGTCTGTCTTCAATCTCAATCTGGAGTACTTCTTTTGTAATTAAGCTATTGTACTCTGAAGCATATTTAGTAATATGTTGAAATACAATCTTTTCAGACCGATCATTGAAGTAATCGGGTTCAATAAAAGGTAGAACTTTTCTTAGATATTCTTCGTTATAAATTAAGTTTCTTAAGATAACTTTTTCAATACGATCCATTTAAACATAATGAAAATAAGTGGTCAAAATATATTTTGTACCTGATTTAACTGGTAATCCAGCATGAGGAAATGTCCATAGACTAGGGAAAACTAAAACTCTACCAGTTTGAGGATGAATCATCTTTCCATCAACAAACTCAGTTTCTCCTCCAGTAAAATTATCGTTGAGATAAACAAGAAAGGCAAGCCATCTTCTTGCAGACGCATAATCAGATACATCAATATGAGTGTCAAATGAATCTCCAACATCATATTTTTTAATACGCATCTCTTCAAATCCATACTTATGAGGCAATAGATCATCATAGTATCCGATATCAGCAAGATACTTCATGCCTACTTCAGAAAACTTTTTATACAATCCAGTATATTCTGATATATTACCTATATTTCTTTGATAGAAATTTGGTTTATGATCTCTCTCAATTCTTTCATTTTGTTCATCAACTAAACTAATCAGTTCTGAACATATTGACTCTGAAAGAAAATCATCATAGGTTTCAACGAAATCACTCTCCGTAACTAAATTCTTCATTCGATGCTTCTTCTAGTTTTTCCATTACTTCTTCCGTGAAATACTTATCAGGATCGGCCAGAATAGCAGAAGGATAAACGGAAGATTCACCAACAACAATTCGATTCCCCTTACGTTTGAA